TGGGCGCACGTTCCATATCAAGGCAGTGCTGGGCGGCAGCGACCGCACAGCGAAACGCGGCCAGACAGTCCACACCAAGGAGGTCTTGTAATGGCATCACAAATCATCGGCGAAAAAGCACTAACTAAAAAGCTCAATCGCCTCGCCAAAGACAGCGAGCGCAATAAGATGGTCCGCCCCGCATTACGTGAGGCTGCGGCTGTGATCCGCAAGAAGGCCCGTGGCAACGTCGCGAAAGAAACCGGACTACTCCGCGAGTCTATCCAGATCAAAGCCAAGACCACAAAAGGCGTTCCATACGCGGTCGTCGGCCCGCAAACCAAGAAGTATAGGCGAGTCGTTTGGCGTGCTGATGCAAACTTCGGCGAGGGCGGGTGGGTAATGTCTGACCCGTCTAAATACGCGCACTTTGTCGAGTTCGGGACGAGCCCCAAGGGGAACCATCCCGGCACGCCGCCACAGCCTTTTTTACGGCCGGCGTACGACAGCACTAACTCGCGATCAATCATCGTGAGGCGTATACAAAGCGAGCTTCGTAAGCAGGCCCAAGGGCGAGTCGGCAAGACCGTCACCAGCCGGGCAGCGGTCAGCGCATTGCGAAAGGTTGGGCGATGAGCTTGATGACTGACCTACGCGCCAGGCTCGTCGCAGACGCGACGCTCGCAGGCATCGTCGGAACTCGCGTGCGGATGAACCGTTCCGAGCAGTCTGATGCGCTGCCTCGCGTTGTCATCCACCAAATCAGCGGCGACCACAAACACCACATGACAGCGGCGACCGGCAAGGCGACCGGCCGAGTCCAGATCGATTGCCACGCATCATCCCCGGTCGAAGCGGAATCAATCGCGGAAGCCGTGCGGCAGTCGCTTGATGGGTTCAGGGGGCAAGTCAATAGCGGCACATTCGTATCGATGTGCCATCTCGACAGCGAGCGCGCGGACTACGCGAGCCCACACCAAGGGGGCCACGCCAGTGACGGTGTGGACTCGATCCAACTTGATTACCTCATCGGCTGGTCTGTGACCGTGCCGACATTTACTTAGGAGCCAAACTATGCCAGTCGATATCAGCACAGGCGCAACCGTAACATTTGGAACGTCGGGGTTCTCAGCGAACGTCAATAGTATTAGCTGGTCCAGTGTCGAACGTGCATCGGTCGAAACCACGCACTTAGGCACGACGACGGCGCACACGTTCACGCCGGGCGACCTGTTTAATCCGGGTGAACTGTCCTTAGAAATCCAGTTTGATCCCGACGATTACCCGCCAATCGATGCGGCTGCTGAAACGATCACTGTGACATTCCCCATTTCGTCGGGCGGGTCGAGCGCAGCGACCTGGGCGGCGTCAGGCTTTGCAACGGGATTCGAGTTTGGCCTTCAAACCGAAGAGTTGATGACGGGATCGCTCACTGTGAAGCTCTCTGGTGACATCACTGACACAGACGAAAGTTAAACCTATGAAAGTCAGAATCTTAAAACCCACACGCAAGGTTAAAGGCTTTGTCGGCGACATCGTGGACATCGACGCAGAGACGGGCAACGCGCTTGCATGTACGAGCGTTGTCGAAATTGTCGAGCACGATAAGGTTGTCATCAATCGCCTGCCAGCCACGCGGCGCGACTACCGGCCCAAGTCCGTCAAGCTCGCAGAACTGAACGGCGAGGATGTGTCGGGCGCTGATCTAATTAGCAAGCTAGAGAAACCGAAGAAACCGAAAGGAAATAAAGTTGATAACGAAAGATAGCTTTTTGTCGCCATCTAAGATCGCGGGGCCGTTTGATATCCCCAAGCTCGGAGATATCTATGTGCGCGAAATCCCATACGATCACACGCTAAAGATCTTCCAGGCTGAGGACTGCGACCGCTTCCTGCGTATCGTGATCGCGAGCGTCTGCAACGAAAGCCGTGAGCCTGTTTTTTGTTCAGCGGACATCATGAGCCTCCGCGAGATGGGGATTACGAAGATTGATCCACTGGTGTCCGTGGTCATGAAGTATTCCGGCGCTGAGGCTGAGGATGTAGAAGATGCGTTGGGAAACTTAGAAGCGACTACGACGAGCGATTCTGGCACCGGCTAGCGCTCGCGTGGTCGTGTACTAAGGCGGAGGCAAAAGCACGATGCACAAAAAAAGAGTTTGTTGAATGGGTTGCATACGACCGCTTAGAACCGTTTGGCGAAGAGCGAAGCGATTTGCGCATGGCGATATTAGCAATGGTCATCGCCAGGGCAAACGGCAGTAAGACTGCAAAGCCTTCGGACTTTATGCCTGAGTTTGACCAAGGGCCGAAGGTACAGCCGCCGGGCCAATTACTGGCGAAGTTTAGGCAGTACACGAAGTTGTATAACAGGACCGCAGGAAGCTAATGGCAACAAGTATCGCCAATCTCGCCGTCATGCTCAGCGCGAATACATCGCAGTATTCGTCGGGGCTTCGGCGGGCGCAAGGCCAGACGCGCAACTTTGGCCGGTCGGTCAATCAGTCAATCAGTCGCGTGTTCTCGTCGGTCGCCCGGCTCGGTTCGCTGGTCGCTGGCGGAAGCGCAATTGTAGTGCTCACCAGCCAACTCAGGCGTCTTGACGACGCAGCCAAGACCGCATCAAAGATCGGCACGACGACCGAGGAATTGTCGCGGCTGCAATTCGCGGCCAAGCAAACCGGCGTTGAAACCAACACGCTAAACATGGCGATGCAGCGCATGGTTCGGCGGATCAGTGAGGCGGCGCGAGGCACTGGCGAGGCGAAAGATGCGATTAAAGAGCTAGGGCTTGACGCGGCGAAGCTCCGTGATATGGGGCCGGCTAAGGCCATGCGAGAGATCGCAGACGCGATGGTCAATATAGAGAGCCCAGCGGATCGCGTGCGACTCGCCATGAAACTGTTTGACTCCGAGGGCGTCGCGTTGGTCAACACGCTGGCCGGCGGGTCTGCGGCGCTTGATGCGTTCGGCGCAACGTCCGACCGCATCGGCAACACGATCGATAGCGGCGCGGCAAAGTCGGCCGAGGAATTTAACGACTCAATCCAACGGCTTAAATCATCGTTCGGCGGGATCGCGGCATCGGCGGTCGGCGTGCTTGCGCCGGCTATCCAGCGGGTCTCGGACAAATCAACAAAGCTTGTGGCAGCGATGCGGTCATACAATTCCGAGAGCGTAAAAAACATCGCCAGAAATACCGCGATGGCTGCCGGCTTCACCGCTGGTATGCTTGTGATGAGCAGAATGATAAAGATTATCGCCCGCCTAGTTGCTGCGCTCCGCAGTATGGCGGTTGCACAGTCGATCGTAACGGCGATGAGCGGGCCAAAGGGGTGGGCTATAGTCGCTGCGGGGTTGGCCGTCGCTGCAGGGTCGGCCTTCGCCGTCAACAAGTTATTTGACAAGATGGGAACGAAAGTCGAAGAAGTCGCGGAAAAGACCACGGATGCGGGGATCGACACTGAATCGGCCATGCGCAAGATTGAGATGTCAGTTGAAGACGTGGGCAAGTCCATAGATGAATCGACCAAGGGGCCGCTAGAAGATGCTTACCAAATGACGCTCCAGTGGAAGAGCGGGTTTGAGCAAGCCGAGGCAGCAGCAAAGCAGATATTTGAATCAACGCGAACGCCAGCCGAGCGACTTGCATCCCAGGTCAAGGAAATCAATGAGCTTTTCAAGGATAACCTTATCGATGCCGAGACGGCCAGCCGCGCGCTCGGCCAGCTTAATAAAGACCAGAGGCGCAGCGGCAACACTGGGCCACCAAAACTCAATACAAACCGCGTCAACTTCGGCGCACTCGGCGCACGAGGCGCAAGCACCGGGCGCGAAGAGTTGTCGAGAATTGAAAAACAACAGCTTGAAGAAGCGAAGAAGAGAGCAGCTATCCAACAGGAAACGCTCGATGTAATAAAGACGCTTGACATATCGCAAGCTGCAAGGGTGGTGAGGTTCTAAGATGGCAGTAATCGCAAATGAATTACCGCTCGGCACAGCAACGATTGCATCTAGCGCTCGCCAGTACTCGCGCGTCTGGCAAGTTATTTCAGATACAAAGATCAACCCGATATCTGCTATCGCGTCAGCGCCGGTGTCTATCGGCCATATCTTCCCGCAAGACCCCGATGCTAGGTGCGTTGATATCTCTGGCAAGTGGCAGCGAAGTGAGGACTCGCAACTCATCTACTTGGTCACCGCGTCATACGAGACGCGCAGCGGCGGGTCAGAAGACGATCAAGAGGATGACAACCCACTTAATGACCGGCCTGTAAAACGGTGGGGTTCGAGCACGGTTCGCCTGCCTGTTCGCTTCACAAATGCCAAGCCGCCAGTGCCGATTGTAAATAGTGTTGGCGCGCCGTTCGACCCGCAGCCGGAAGAAGATTTTAAGATCCTCACTTATTCGTACCAAGTGAACCAGGCCGTCTATAACGAGAACCGCGCGATTGGGTTTCGTGGCGCGATCAACAACAAAGCAATCACGATCGGGGGCGTGCGGCTCAAGGAATACCAAGCACGCGCGGCATCGATCGAAGCGTCCAACGGCGAGCGTAACGGCGTGCGGTTTTGGTCTGTTTCTATCACGATCGAGATCGGCGACGACTGGCGTCTATTGATTCCCGACGAGGGCTTAAGGAAGTTCAAAGATGATCCCGAAGGCGAGAGCACCAGC